GTGTATATTCTTAGTTCATAACAAAGGATTACACGAGTATAATGTAGAAAACAATGTAAAAGGCGAAGAATACTTATGGACACCACATAAACAAGAAGGTAAACAATCTATATTTGGTGGCGATAACGTACGATACGCTTGGAAGTACAAACAAGGTCTAATTGATGGATTTATAAATCTACATGATAATGTTATACCTTGGAATAAAATTAGATACATATTCTAGTGAGTCTCCCGTCTGTTAACAGCAACCGAGCTTAGAATATGTATCAAATATGGCTGGCATACCTAACAGTAGAGTTTAAAAGACAACGTACGGTCACTCTTTAAGTATGCCAAAAATTAAATTGATAACAGTATAAAAACTCTATTATATATTATGGCAAACTCGTTTCGGGGACTTCAAGAGAGCAAAGAACGAGTTGTTCCCAAGTTAATTACTATTGCCTGGCTGGAAGTTGCAGGAGTTATCAAAATATTAGGCGAACAAACCAGTTTGCCTCTAATGGGCCTGATGAGTAAGTATGGTGTTGCTTATCAGGCTCACTCTTAAATAAATAAACACCATAGATAAGGCAAGACATGTCAAATGAAACAAATAACGATAAGTTCTATATGGATAGTTTTACTAAAGGTAGACCTATGCCATTATTAGTATCAGACTACGCAACATTAGCAGACGTATTGAGTGCAGAAAATATCTCAATAAACAATGTTGTTATACAGTTTAAAGATGAGAATAATAATGATAAACCTATAGAACTAAACACTCCTATATCTGCAGGAGATTCTATTAACATAGCAAACGCTGCTAACAAAAGTGGCTAAACAGAGGTAATAAACAATTAAAAGAGAGCCAATAACTGGTCCTGTAAGTCCTGGAACTGTGCAACGTAAAGTTGAGTGTGAAGGCAAAGGAATATGTGAGGCTCTCTTTTAAATAAAGAGAAAGTAGAGGTAAACTAAGTGAGAACACAATTAATAGAGATATTTACATGGTTATTTACAAGAGATAATGGTGTAATAGACGATGTAATAGATAAGTTTGATGATTATGACCAAGATTCATTCGTAAGACCACCAGAAGATGTATCAAAGTTTGTAGATACATTGTTAGATGATGATACTTATGAAGTTGTAAGAGCAATGCAACATACTAATGAACATGTATCTAATGGTATTAAATTGCCTGCTGAATCTATAGAAATATGGTTTAAATTTAAAGATGTTAAACTAAAGCGTAGAAAAATATATAGACTTGGCGATTATTATCTTAGAGTTATGAACACAGGTTTTGATAAATGGATATTTAAATTTTATACAAAACAACAAGGTGTATTAAAAGGTAAACTTGTAGATAGTTTTGTACAAGCACAACATCCTCATGTCAGTCATGGTAATGCTTGCTTTGCAGGTATGGAAGCTCCTATTAGAGCATCTATAACAAACTATAACTTTACAGGTTTTGCATGGCATATAAGAAGATTTCTAAGTTCTTGGAATTATAGAAGTCCTCATCATCATCCTGAAAGTTTTGAGTATACAAACAGATTGCCAATACATAGTGATAGTATGCTTAAAGAAGCTTTTGAACGAAAAAATGAATATGGTAATTATTTGATACATCAAAGTTATTGGGATTTAGAAAGACATAGTGATGATGATGAACTTTTGTATGTTAATCTTATGCTTACATCAGGTAGGAAAAAAGAATATAAATCAGAACCAATATCAAAACTTGTTCAGCATATACAAAATGGTAGTAAATATCTAAACGAAGACATTAAAACTTTAAAGTTTACTACGTTTAAATATGTAGCTACATATAATCTTGCTTTATGGTTACAAAAAAAGATACTAGATTGTCCTGATATAAATGAAGCATTTATACTTGCATCATATTATACTAGTACATTACATGAGTTATATAAAACTAATTCTTGTACTATTACAGGTGAATGGCATCCAGATTATGATGAATTGCAATTTGATATAAATAATGCTCTTAGCGTTCAACAGTTTTTCTATATAGATAAACCTAAAAAAAATCAAAGGTATCATGATAGAGGGCATAAACTTATAAACTTAACAAGAGATTCAGATAATCCAAATTATTATCAAGAGTTTAATGATGCAGTTAAAGTTTTATCAGATATGCGTAGTAAGTTAGAAATGTGGAAAAATGCTGTTTATTCAGAAATTGCTGATTATATGGTAATACTAACTAAGTCATTTTCTGAAGTTCATAAACTACTACAAACAGACAAAACTGTATTATGGGACACTGTTACTGAATTTATTGAATACGTTGACAACATAGATGTAACAGAAGATGTTGATACAGATGACATTGCAGATTTAATAGATAATGCGAATAGAGATTACTTTGTTCAATTAGATATAATGCAAGAAATAAACAAACAAGTAAAAATAGAATATTACGAAAAGGAGTTAAGGAGGCTCAAAAAAGATGAAAAAAGTACAGTGCAGATTGAAAATCTCAATCTATAAACAAATACAACACTTACTAAATTTATATCCTAAGACAGAATGGTCTGGTGTAGGATTTTATAGTAAGTTAAATGAAGATAAACATGGCTGGTGTACAGAATGGGAACTTATGGCATTTTACCCTATTGATTTAGGCAGTACTGCAGCAACAGAGTTTGATGGCGAAGACCAACTTGAAATGATTCAAAAAGCTTATAAAGAAAATCCTAAGCTTAGAGAATGTTACAAAGGTTTAATACACAGTCATCATACACTAGGTGGTGGAGCTTTCTTTAGTGGCACAGATAGAGACCATATGAAAGAATGTGCTAATACAGTAGGTTATCCATCATTAGTAGTAGCTCATGAAAGTACAAAAAGCCCATTTGCATTCTCATTTAGTTGGCTAGATAGTTTTCAAAAAGTTCATTGGACTAAAGAAGAACATGGTTATGTAACTATCGATTATGATGAGTGTAAACCTGTAGGTTTATTTAAGAAGTGTCTTAATTCCTTACAAAAACAAGAAAAAGAACAAGTTAAAATAATGCCTACATATTATAGCAGAACTGGTTTAGTAGGACAAACTGCTATGTTTGATGAAAGGACTGTAGTTAATCCTGCATTAAAAAGTAAACCCAAACTAAAGGCTGGCTTACAAAAAGAGTATGATAAACTATACTTAGCTTATGAAAAAACTAGTGAAGAATGGTTTAAAGTGCAATATGGCAGCCCTAGGTTTGAATTAGTAGAGCAACAAGCAATAGATGCTGAAGCTGCTCTAGATAGTTTCTGTAATAAAAATGATATTGATGTAGATTTTGATGGAGGTATCATTATATGAGCAGATTCTTAAGAAACAAGGACTTAATTAACCAAAAGAATCTTAAGGAAATTACTGTCATAGGCGCAGGCGGAGTGGGCTCATCGCTCATTCTGTCTGCAGCTATGATGGGTTTTAAAAAGATTCACGTATGGGACTTTGACGTGCTAGAAGAACATAATCTTAGTACAACAATGTATCCAGAAAGTTATTTAAGTAAACCTAAAACAGAGGCAGCTAGAGATTTAGTAAAACACTTTGGTTGCGAAACAGAAATTATTGAACATGCTAAATTTGGCTTTACAGACAATGTCACAGCATGTACAATGATGGCTCCAGATAATATGGAAATACGTAAAATAGTGTATATGAACTGGACTAGACTACGTGATAGAAAAGTGTTAGTAGATGGCCGTATGGGTGCATTGTCAATGGACATTCACACAGTTGACTATTGGAATGATAACTATCTATCTAGTTGGAAATCTAGTAAAGATATACCTGATTTACCTTGCACTGCAAAGCATACAATATTTACAGCTAATATAATTGCTGGACTAATGTTGTCACAAGTATTTAATGTCTTGCATGATAGAACATATTATTCGTATATTTGGAAGTCGTTGTCACCGTATATGACTAAAGAATACGGTAAAGTAAACCCCTTAATAAATGGAGAAAATAGTGATAAAGAAACAGAAACGCAAACCAGTGTCTCTGAATCCGAAGGTACTTCTTCTGTATGGAGCACCCAAAGTAGGTAAAACTACTATGCTCTCACAGTTAGATGACTGTCTGATTATAGATACTGAAAAAGGAACGCACATGGTGGAAGCTTATGTGCAAGAAGTAAATAACCGAGAAGAGTTAATCCAAACTCTTAAAGATGCTATGGAAGGTCACGAATTTAAATACATAGCTATAGATACTATTGATAAAGTTGTAGAATGGGCTGAGAAAGCTGTTTGTGCAGAATATGAAGTAGCATCTATTGCTGATTTAACATTCGGTAAAGGTTATGCGTTAGCTCGTGAGAAAGTAATGAATACAATCAATGCTTTTAGAGACTGTTGCGACCATTTAATTATCGTTGGACATAGAAAGGTTGCTAGGGCTGTTATAGATGGTAAAGCCCTAGTTGAACCTGAATCTTTAGATATAACTGGTAAGTTGAAGAATCTGATTATGTCAGATTGTGATGCTATCGGTTATGTCTTAAGAGAAGACGAGAAGTTAATGGTATCGTTTAAAGCAGACGAATCTATAGAAGCAGGTAGTAGATGTGAACACTTACGTGGCCAATGCATGGAATTTAATTGGTCTAACATATATAAAAAAGAAAGCGAAGGTAAGTAAATGGCGATATTTCGACCAGAAGAAACAAAAAGTAGTGGTGTAAGTAACTTTTATGGTATTACACCTGTAGCTATATTAGGATTTGAAGACAAGTCTAGTCAATTTGATTGGGCAGATTTATTCCTAGATATAGAAGTAAAACAAGAAGGTAGTGACTATACAAAATCACTAAGAGTTGCTGGTAACATAGAAAAAGATGTTAACGGTAAAATAACTGGTGGCACAGCATTAAAGAGAGTATATGGTCTTTTTGATGTTATAGGCGAGGAATCAGGCTTAAATGTTGATGGTGAATGGGAAGATGTGAATGGCAAAAAAATAGATAATATTGCTACACATTTAAACCAAGCACACGCACAAAATGTAATGCCTGGCGATGACCCTAAGTTTGACTACATAGCATATGTGTATAAAGAAAAACCTAAAACAGCTGGTGCTAAGGTATATTCTAGAGTATTTTATAGAATACAACCTAACACAGAGCAAGGTAGGCAAAAACTTGAAGCAGATGTTAAATGGTTTAAAGGTAAAGGTTTCATTAAAGAAGCTACCGAAGCAGACATAAATACACCACAACAAAGTGTAGAAATGTCAGCTAGCGGAGTAGGTAACCTATAGTGTACGACTATGTCGAAATAGCAGTGGGGAGCCCTCAACACAGAGGGCGCCTTATTGCCAAAAAAGACTTGGTTAATTACATTAAACCTGAAACACCTTTATTTAGGTCAGTTTATCTATATACAAAAGAAGCTGCAGAATATGCTGAAGCTAATAATGGACTAAAAAACTATTTTGGTCCTAGAAGCATTGACTGGATACTTATAGATATAGATAAAGCAAACAATAGTGACGAATACACGCTTAATAAAACTAGAAGCATTATGGTAAAACTAGAAGATATGGGAGTAGACATTAAATGGTCTACACAACCTTATTTTAGTGGCAGTGGTTATCATTTAGCTATACATAGTAGTGTATTTAACTTTCCAAGCAGTGATAATCTACATTACTTGGTAAAAGGCACTCTTAAAAGTTTATTTGGTGATGAAATAGATAACTCTATCTACATGAGAACAGGTATCTATAGAGTTCAGCACACAGTAAACCTTAAAACTAACTTGCATAAAATACCATTATCTTGGAATGATGTAATAGGTAAAGAATATCATGAAATACAAGAGATGGCAAAAGAACCTAGACTAGATTTTGCATACAGTGAACTAGTAGGTAATGGCGAGTTAGAAGATAAGATTATCAATAGAGCGCCTAGAATGACCCAAATACGCAAAGTTGTAGAACCAAAGGACGTTATACCGTGTGTACAAGAAATGTTAACAAATGGGCCTCAAGAAGGCTCTAGAAACCAAACGCTTATTAGAATAGCGTCACATTTCTATAGACATGGTATACCTAGTGAATATGCTAAAACTGCTATATTACATTGGAATAATAATAGTTTAAATGAAAACAGTGTAATAGAAAAAGTAGAGTATGTTTACAATAGAGGCTACAGGTTTGGTTGTAATGATGAAATAATGTTAAATCATTGCAAGACAAGGTGTATACACTTTAAAAGAAAAGACTATCTGATTGATGTTATGAGTTCAGATGACCTGCAAGAAAAGCTAGAAGAAAGAATGTCAGCAGATTTTGACGGACGTTCTATACCTATAGCAGATATGCTAGGCGTTAATGAATCAGATACAGCTATATATCCAGGTGAGTTAGTAACTATATTTGGACCTACAGGTTCAAGTAAGACAACACTTGCACAATGTATAGCTTTAGGAGTTGATTTTGCTAATGATGACGTAAACACTGATTGGCAAGTACCAACATTATATTTATCTTTAGAGTTGTCAGCGTGGTATATGCATAGACGTAATATGCAAATAGTATCAGGCAAGACAAAAGAAGAGATAAATGACAATCCTAAACAAGTGTATAAAGATAATAAGCATAAGCTAAACCATATGGTAATACAAACTATACCTCCAACACTTGAGCAAATACAAGCTAAAGTTAAAGAGTTAAGACCCGCTGTAGTAGTAGTAGATTATATTGACTTAGTTGAGACACCTCCTCATGTTAGAGGTGAGTACGAACAAATTAAGTACATATCACACTCACTATCTTCTATGGCTGTTAATAATGATTTAATTATAATACAAGTATCACAAGTATCTAGAGAATATTCTAGAAACGAAGTACTTGACTTATATGCTGGTAAAGGTTCAGGCGCAATAGAAAACGCATCACGTAAAGTGATAGGCTTAAATGGCCAAGCTAATTCATCTAAAAAGACATTAGAAGTGCTTAAAAACACTGATGGTGAGCTATTTAAGACAGAATTAGAATGGCAACCAAGTTTTAGACTAAGGAGAACTAATGTTTAAATTACTAAAAACAAGTAACACGTTCGGAATAAGGTTATTCTGGATATTTAAAATAGAAATAGGATATAACAAAGGTGTACTAGTTGACACAATATCTATTATTATAGATGTATGGAAATTTACTACAGCTTTATATATCGGAAAGGAAAGTAAAGATGGGACGAAGAGTAAACAGCAGCTCAAAGAGTCAAAAGATACTTATGCATCTGCTTAAAGGTAAAACTTTAAATCAGGCACAAGCAGCTAGACTATTTGGAGCTTGGAGACTATCAGCTACTATACACAACTTACGTAAAAAAGGCTTTGAAATAACAATGAGCCATAATACAAGAGGTGCGTATAAAGGTTTTGGTAGATACCAAATGATGAAGACCCCTGATGGAAAAAGAATCGGTAAATAACAAACTAGTTATGAATCAACGAAATTCCAATCGGAAGTCGCGTAGTCCTAAAGAGTGGGAAGCGAAGTTTATGCGTAAGCTTCGTCCCGCTCATGGGACACATGCTAAAAGAATGTTCCACAGGCTTATGAAAAAGTCATCAACTCTAAAATCTTCTTTAAAGAAAAGAAGTAAGGAGTATGAAGTAAAATTTAACATATCTTTAACTGAAATACGTGAGATGCTTTTTAAAGCATACAGCAAACCTTGTAACTATTGTAAAAAGAAATTAGATGTAACTAATATGGTATGCGACCATAAGCATCCTATTTCTTCTGGAGGAGGTTCGTATAAGAGCAACCTTCAAATGATATGTGCATCGTGTAATACTAAAAAGGGGCCATTGACTGATAAAGAGTATAAAACATTTATCAAATGGATAAAAACACAAGATGTAAGAGTACAAGGTTATATATTAAGAAAACTAGCAAAATCAGATGTATTTAACTAGGAGGAGTAATGGCACAAAAAGATAACAAAAAACGAATGAGAGACATACAAGCCTCTCGGAGACAAAAAATACTTAAAGCAACTAATGACGGTAAGTGTTGGTGGCTTTATCAACAATTAATAGCTAACCCTAACCCTAAAAAATATAGGACAAGTAAATGAAAAAACTAAGTAAACTAGACAAATGGCTTATAAATATTCTTTGGTATATTGGGTATAAACCTAGTAAATTATCGATACTCTTTAAAGTATCAACAAGAACTATTTATAGGCAATTATGGAAAAAGTAAACTGTTTACAATGTGGTAATGTCGTTTCAGGAGGAGACTGTGGATATACGTGTCCCCTATGCGGATATGCAGAGACTTGAAGCGACATAACACCACGATTAGGTTTAATCAAAGACAAGGGAGTTAGCAATCAATGGGTTAGGAGGCTCAATGAAAAAAATGATGATTGATGACTATGTTAATGGTCTAAAAATACAAAGACACGAAAGTTCAGGACGTTGGTACTCACAAGGTAAAAGTTTAAACTGGAAGCCTTCAGTAACAACTATCATAGGCGAAACATGCTCTAAAGGAAAGTTTTTTGACGAGTGGCTTATGAAAAACGGGCTAAACGCAGAACGGCTGAGGGACGAAGCCGCAGAACGAGGCACGGCAGTGCACGAAGCAATAGAGGCGTTACTAGAAAGAAAAGAAGTACACGCAGGTACTGAATTTATTAGAAAGTCTTTAATGTCTTTCGAAAAATGGTACTACGATATAAAGCCAAGCGTAATATGTCAAGAGATATTCCTATATCACAAAGACATGCTTTGGGCTGGTACACCAGACATTGTAGCAACTATAGATGGCAGTTTATCTATTATCGATATAAAGACTGGAGATTACCGAAAATCACATGAAATACAACAATTGATGTACAAGGACTTATGGAACAAAATATTCCCTGAATGCCCTATTGTTAACATTTATGGGTTATATACAAAAGGTAAATGGATGAAAGAACCTTCATATAACTTTAGAAAGTTTAACACTAATAACGATATACATAAAGACGTATATAAGTTGTGGTGTTTTCTTAACTTTCCATATGGCAAACCAA